TCTTCTCGACGATGACCACCGCCTTCTTGGCGGCGGATTTCTTGGCCTTTGACTTGGTCATGGCCGTTCTTTGTTGCGTTCGTGGGGAACGAACACCTGTTTTACAGCGGTAACACGCTGCAGCACGGTGTCCAAAGACCCAGAGGTACGGCTTCCCAGCCGCACCTCAATCGCTGCCCTCTACCAGCTCAGCAAACGAACGTGGCAGAGACGACTCGGAGCACGCCTGCTCCCAGCCAGTGATAATGGCCTTGAACCATTGCTCACTCTTGAACTTGCTCGGCGCCTGGCGCGCGAGCAGTCCATGCAGCTCCTTGAATCTGGGGTGGAACGCGTACTCGATGCACAGCGACTGCAGAGCCTCGGGCAGGTTTCCCTGCCCCTTGGCCTCGCAGTGCGACAACTCGAACGTGTTCTTCATCCAGTTCAGGGGCACCGGCACCCAGACATTGGATTCCGGCGACTTCTTGAACTCCATTGAGCAGAAGTTCTGGTTCTCGAAGAGTCCTTGCTCAGACTCGACCGTGAAGGTAACGCCCCACGTCTCCTTGATGCGTTGCACAAACGCGCTCGGATCGGGAGACCATCCTGCACGGTGTCGTCGCCCATGGCGACGACCTCCGTAGGAACCGTGGTGCGGCCCTGCGCGACATCGTCATAGACGCGCATGAACGTTACCATCTTGCTGTTGCTGTCGATCGTCGTGTAGCGTCCGGACGGTTGAATGCAAGGCGCCGTCTTCTGAATGACGACACCGTTGCTAAACACCATGGACCCATAGAGAACGGCCTGTTCGCGCCGCACCGATAGATCCCGCCACTTGGCGAAGCGCTCGCGCGCTCCGTCATCACTGGCGTCGTACACACACAACCTCTCGTTGAGCTCTCGCGAAGAGCACAACAGCTGCTCGCCACAAGAGAGGTCGAAGCCCTTGGCGTCGAAGCTGATCCACAGCTTGGAGCCGTTGGAGTACTTGCGCACAAGTCCATCGACTCCACCTCGCTTGAAGTTGTAACCTACCTTGCTCGGCAGGTCCGCACAGTTGGCGATGCCAGCCTCGCACACCGACGTGTACAAGAGGCGGTCGACGAGCTGATCGATGAGCGACATCCCGAAAATGAGTCGCCACCGCTTCTCGACGGCCTTGGCTTTCTTGTGCGCCTCCTCCTTGATGAAGATGCGAAGGGGGTCAGACACCTGACGCGTGTCAGATGTTTCGAAGAGAGCGGTCAGACGACGCTTGAGCATGTCCTTCACTCCCTCCTTGCCATACCTCTGAAATACGATCTCATTGGTCGGGCAGCCCTCGCGCAATAGCACTGCGCCGGGGGACTTCTTCTTGCTCTCCTTGAAAACAGTGTCGATCACACGGTCCAGGTGAGCTTCGCTGAGAAAGTCGTCCTGCAGCTGCCACTTGGCAGCCGCGTAGACGTCTTCCATGCGACTGAGCGCTCGCTTGTAGGTCGCACTGTCCACGTGCTCCCCACTGTTGGTCTTTGACGACTGGTAGTCGAACGAGTCGAGCTCGTCACCACAGCCGCGGGGCGGATGGATGTAGTCATCACCACGCTCAGGCTCAAGGTCGAACTCACGCACGTACACATGCTCGATCGGCTTGGCCTCGCGCGGAGCGAGCGGCTCGGCCAGCTTGAACCAGCCGCGCTCGATAGGAACTCGCGCGTCTTTGCGAGCTCCTACTGAAAATCCTGCCCGCTCTTCTGCAGGTCGGCGATCTTCTTCGCCAACTCACCGATGCTGCTGCTGGAGTCACCTCCGGCTGCGCTCTCGGACTTCTGCTGAAGAGTCAGCACCTTCTTCGCGAGCTCCGCAAGGCCACCTCCATCGGAGGCGCCCGCGGGCTTCTTGCCCTTCTTCTTGGACTTCGAAGACTTCTTCTTGACCTTGGACTTATCGCGCATGGACTGAATCTCGCGCTTGAGAGTCTCGATCTCCTGAGCACTCTCCTTCACGCGCACCGTCGCGGCGGCCTGAGCCGCCTCCTGCGCCGCCTTGGCCACGGCCGCAACCGCCTTCGCGTGCGCAGCCTGCTGTTCCTTGAGAGAGATGAGCTCACGCATCACACTCTCATCCACCACAGTCTTCTGATGAAGCACGCCGGAAACGCGCTCAGGATACTTGGCCTCGACCGCTCGCGCGGACTCGACCACCTCTCCAGAGGAGGCGACTCCCGTCGTACCCGAGGGCTGCTGGAAGGCAGCCTCTCGCTGCTCGCGGTAAGCCGATCCGACGCTGCGCGCCTTCTCGAGCTCCACCTTGAGCCGCTGGATCTCCAGCTCACGCTGGGACAGCTTGGAGGCCATCTGCATGGCGGCCTCCGTGGCGACTCGCTCTCGCTCCGCGCTCTCCTGAGCGTCGTGCTGAGCGGCCATCACGTCGTAGCCGTCGAAGAGCTCACCGTCCTCGCGGCGCACTTCGTCCTCCTCATCGCCGTCGGAGGACGCGCGGTCAAACACACCGCGGTCCTCCTCCAGCGCCTTGATGCCCCAAGTGCGAGCAATCTCGAGGTCGAAGTCGTGCCAGTCCTTGGCACTCTTCAGCTCCTCGAACTCGTCCTCCGTGAGCATCACAGGCTTGTTGCGGCCAGCGATGTAGACATAGTACGCTCCGTCGTCCTCATCGACGAAGTACTCATCGCCATGCGCCGCAGTGGCCACCTCCGTCCAGTGGTCCTTCATGAACTTTCTGAAGTACTCCCACGAGCTCTCCTTACGGTAGTTCACGGTCTTGTCATCCGGTCCGGACTGCACGTCTCGGATCCAGGGCTCCGCCTTCTGGTAGGGGTCCTCACTCGCGAACGCGGCGCCCTCCGGAGAGGTCTTCGCCGCGCGCGCGCGCTTGGACTCCATCCAGTCGGCGATGCGCGACAACGGAAATCCGTACTGGCCCTCAGGCCCGTCCGAACCCGTCTGGTGGATAGCGACGACCTTCGGTCGGTCGCTGTCGACTGCGCCAGAGACAACCGGCGTGCCGCTCCACCCGTAACTCGTAGAGAGCTGGTAGCTCACCAGTCCATGCCGCGTCGCTGACCAGCGCGCGACTCCAGAACTGGCCATGGTGGTCTTCGCGCTCTCGCGCGTCGTGCCCACACACGTCACTGCCATGGAGGATCTCTCTCCCAGACGCGCCACCTCCACCGACGTCATTCCGAGCGTGTTCCACTCGGTGTCCGACAGGCAGATGAACGAGACGTCGGGGAAGGGCGTCGTGATGATCTGGTGAGGAGACCACGAACGCGCCACACGAGTCTGATGCACCCAAGAGACATCTCCCTTCTTGGCGCTGATCGTAATGACAGTCGCATCCGACGGCATGATCGCCACCGTGTGCGTCGTCGTCACGACAACCTTGCCATAACGGAACCCCATGGACTGGAAGATCCCGTCGAAGTAGATTTTGCACACGTAGCGGGGAAGATCGATCTTCTTCATCTGGCACCCCGGAAACGCCATTTCCTGGCGGATCTTGGTACCATCGGAATTGGCGCTCGGCACGACCGGGGTGGCCATGCTATCCGAGCGCACATTGATCTTCTTTCCACTGGCACTCTCGAAAGTGTGCGTCGTGTACAGGTGCTTGTAGAGGTGAACATCATCACACTCGTCCGCCACCTCCGTGGGCTTGAGCCCAAAGAGGTTCGTCTTCACGGTTCTCGCACGAGACTCCGTATAGCGGCCGAGCTTCTTGACTTTCTTGACAGTCCAGACGGCGGCGCGCCACATGTTGTAGGCGACCACCGGGATGAGAATCACAGTGAGCGTGAGAAGCGTCCAGAGGATGAAGCGCGTGCGATTAAAATCGTCGTGCCACGTGGCGCGCCAGCAGTTGCCGACGGTACCACCCATGCTGGGCGCCATGAGGCGCACAGCGATGTCATCCGTGAACACTCCCGCGAGGTAGTCGAGCACGTACTGATAACAGGAAGGGCTCTTGGGCTCAGGCACCTCCTGTCCGCGCTCGTCCAACGCACTCGCATCGGCGTAGCTGATCTTGCACAGCACATGCAGCAGGGAGACAAGCTTCATGATGTTCAGGCACGCGATGAACGCCGCACCATTCTTCACCAGAAGCTTCTTCGAGGTCTCGGCGATGGGCACGCCGATGTGCCGCATCATCTCCACGCTCGTCGCGCGGCTCTCCGTGACCTTGAAGCGCCACATGTAGCGGTTGATCTCCACCAGCGCGCCGGGCAGCTCGCCGCTCTGGAAAGAGCCGCGATCACTGATCCAGTGGTGGTACTGACCCTCCGCCATCAGGCAGAACACCGTGCGACGTCTCGCGTCGTCGATGTACTGCGCCGTCGCTCCCGAACCCTTGAGAAGACTGAGGTCCTCCTCAACGGTGTCGAGAATGTAGCGCGCCTTGGCGGCGCCCACTCGGCGGCTGGCTTCGTTCGCGCGCGGCGTCAGAGGTCCCGACTCCGCCACGCTGAACTGATCTCCATACAACGGAATGAGCTTCTTCACAGCGTCCATCAGACGCTGCAGCTCCTCCGTTCGCTGCATGACAGAGCGCACGCACACAAGCGACGGCGAGTCGCTAGCGATTGCGTGGCCCAGATAGGCATCGACCCACGGATCCATGCTGGCATGCACGATTCCGCTGTCGCCCACCTTGTCATAGCCAGGCGGCTTTCCGGGCTCCTGGCTGATGATCGAACTCTCGATCTCCTGGTACGCGGCCTTGCGGCCGCGGCAGGGCAGCGTGTAGCTGCTGAGACCGTTGTAGAGTCCATCGGGGTAGAGCATGAAGGATCCACCACCGACGCGCGGCACCTCGAAAGGTGTGCTCGCGCATTCCGCGATCTTACTGAGCGCGGAACTCGAAGAGGCCGAAGCCCCTCCGTTGCCACCCTCCTTTGCGGTGGCACAGCCCACAACAGGCTGCTGGATCTGAGAAGACATGCTAGCTGCTTGCTTGTGGC